TCGTGTACCGGCTTCTAAATTAACAAGAAGAAAGTTAGATGGTAATAATAAAGTTGAAATATTAACTGGGTTAGATACAACTATTGACTGGAAAAATACCGGAGACAATGCTTATGATGGAGAAAAATTAAAACTTTTAGTTCATGACGAGAGCGGTAAATGGGAAAGACCAAACAACATTTTAAATAACTGGAGGGTTACAAAAACAACGTTAAGATTAGGTAGTCGAGTTATTGGTAAATGTATGATGGGTTCAACATCAAACTCTTTAGACAAAGGAGGTGATAATTTTAAAAGTTTATATGAAAATTCAGATGTCACAAAAAGAAACGCCAATGGACAGACTCGCTCAGGATTATATAGTTTGTTCATACCTATGGAATGGAATTACGAGGGATTCATTGATTCTTATGGCGTACCTGTATTCAACACTCCAAAAAAACCCGTAGAAGGTCCGTATGGAGAGTTAATTGATATAGGTGTAATAGAACATTGGGGTAATGAATCTGATGGTTTAAAACACGATCAGGATGCTTTAAATGAATTCTATAGACAGTTTCCAAGAACAGAAGAACATGCTTTCCGAGATGAAACTCAAAACAGTATATTTAACTTAGCTAAAATATACGAACAAATAGATTATAACGAAGATTTAAAAAATAGTAACGTCATAACAAGAGGTAGTTTTCAATGGGAAAACGGTGTTAAAGATACAAGAGTAATCTTTTCGCCAAACCCACAAGGTAGATTTTTAATAACCTGGGTACCTAAATATGAATTACAAAATAATTATATAAATAAGAACGGAATAAAGTATCCTGGTAATGAGCACATTGGTGCATTTGGTTGCGATAGTTATGATATATCCGGGACTACTGATAATAGAGGATCAAAAGGTGCATTGCACGGACTAACAAAGTTTAGTATGGAAGATGCTCCTCCAAGCACATTCTTTTTAGAATATGTAGCAAGACCTCAAACAGCAGAGATATTTTTTGAAGATGTATTAATGGCTTGTGTGTTTTATGGCATGCCTTTATTATGTGAAAATAACAAACCAAGACTTTTATATTATTTTAAAAGAAGAGGCTATAGAGGTTACTCTATGAATAGACCCGATAAAATTTGGAATAAACTTTCAGTAACAGAAAAAGAAATTGGAGGTATACCCAATTCAAGCGAAGATGTTAAACAAGCACACGCAGCAGCTATAGAAATGTATATAGATAGATATGTAGGGCTTAATGAAGATGGTGATTATGGAACAATGTATTTTTCTGACACTTTAAACGACTGGGCCAAATTTGATATTAATAACAGAACTAAATTTGATGCGGCGATTAGTTCAGGTTTAGCTATAATGGCTTGTAATAAAGACTTATATAAACCAACCGCAAAGATTGAAAAAGCACCAATAAATTTAAGGATTGCAAGATATGCGCAAACCGGATCAATATCAGAAATAATAAAAAGATAATATGGCTAAAGGAGTAGTAAATAGTTTTTTTCCAAGTCAAGTAGTTAGCGACAAAGAGAAGATGTCCGAAGACTACGGACGCCAAATTGGTAGAGCAATCACCAACGAATGGTTTGACAGTAACTCTGGAACAACTAGATATAGAAGTAATCAAAATACTTTTCACGCTTTGCGTTTATATGCTAGAGGTGAACAGCCAATACAAAAGTATAAAGATGAGTTATCAATAAACGGTGATTTATCTTATTTGAACTTAGACTGGAAGCCAGTACCGATTTTATCTAAATTTGTAGATATTGTAGTTAATGGTATTGCTGATAGAGAATTTGAATTAAAAGCATATTCTCAAGATCCATATGGCGTAAGTAAAAGAACAAAATATCTTGAATCTATTATTAGAGACAAGCAAACAGAACAGTTAAATCAATTTGCACAAGAGAATTTTGGTATTAATTTATTTGAAAACCCTCCTGCAAAGTTACCTGATTCTGAAGAAGAGTTAGACTTGCATATGCAACTAACTTATAAACAAGGTATTGAGATTGCTGAAGAAATTGCAATAAAAACTATACTTGATGGTAATAGATACGATCTTACAAAAAAGAGATTATATTATGATTTAGCAACATTAGGTATTGCAGCAATTAAGAATAGCTTTACAGAATCTGAAGGGGTTGTGGTTGATTATGTTGACCCTGCTTATTTAGTTTATTCTTATACGGAAGACCCATATTTTCAAGACATATATTATGTTGGAGAGGTTAAGTTTGTGCCACTTAATGAATTAAAAAAGCAATTCCCAAATCTAGCGCAAGAAGATTTAGAAAGAATACAACAACAAGGTTCTCAAAACTACGGTGTTTGGGATAGTAATACTACCAACTATAATAACAATAGAGATCAGAACGTTGTTCAAATATTGTACTTTAATTTTAAAACTTATATGAATGAGGTTTATAAAGTTAAAGAAACTTCAACTGGGGCTTCAAAAGTATTACTTAGAGACGATCAATTTGATCCACCTGTTGAAATGCTTGAGGAACAATTTGGAAAGTTATCAAGATCATTAGAAGTTCTTTATGAAGGAGTAATGGTTTTAGGTACCGATATAGTTCTTAAATGGGAATTAGCAAAAAATATGATGCGTCCAAAAAGTGATGAGACTAAAGTTAAAATGAACTATAGTATCACTGCTCCAAGAATGTACAAAGGTAGAATAGAATCACTTGTTAGCCGTTGTACTGGATTTGCGGATATGGTACAATTGACGCATTTAAAAATGCAACAAGTATTACAAAGAATGATACCTGACGGTGTTTACTTAGATGCTGATGGTATTAATGAAGTTGATTTAGGTAATGGTACAAACTATAATCCGCAGGAAGCATTAAATATGTTCTTCCAAACAGGATCAATTATAGGTAGATCATTTACGCAAGACGGCGATATGAATCCTGGAAAAGTTCCAATTCAAGAAGTACCGACTGGAAGTGGAGGATCAAAATTGCAAACATTAATAACTACGTACAATTATTATTTACAAATGATAAGAGACGTAACCGGATTGAATGAGGCAAGAGACGGCAGTATGCCAGACTCGAGAGCTTTAGTTGGTGTGCAAAAATTAGCAGCAGCAAACTCAAATACCGCTACAAGACATATATTAGATGCAGGTTTATTCTTAACACAAGAAACGGCAGAATGTTTATCTTTAAGAATATCCGATATATTAGAATACCACCCTGCAAAGGAAGCGTTCATACAAAAGATAGGTGGATTTAATGTAGCTACCTTAGAAGAATTAAATGATTTGTATATTCATGACTTTGGCATCGTATTAGAATTAATGCCAGATGAGGAAGAAAAAGCAATTTTAGAAAACAATATACAAATGGCATTGTCCGCTGGTTTAATAGATTTGTCCGATGCTATCGATATTCGAAATGTAAGAAATTTAAAATTGGCAAATCAATTATTAAAAGTAAGACAGAAAAAACGTCAAGAAAGATTACAAGCAGAACAACAAGCCAATATTCAAGCTCAATCTGAATCTAATATTCAAATGCAACAAGCGGCTGCACAAAGCGAGATACAAAAAGATCAAGCAATGTTCCAAACTAAAGCACAGTTAGAACAATTAAAAGGGCAGTTAGAATCGCAAAGAATACAAACAGAAGTTGCTGCTAAAAAAGAATTAATGGAATTAGAATTCCAATACAATATGCAACTAAAGGGTCTTGAAGTAGAAAATGCCAAACAAAAAATGGAAGATGATCAAGACCGTAAAGATCAAAGAGTTAAGTTACAAGGAACACAACAAAGTCAATTAATAGATCAAAAGAAGAACGATTTACCGCCTGTTAACTTTGAATCCTCAGGAAACGACATAATTGGCGGAGGTTTTGACTTAGGTTCTTTCGAGCCTAAGTAATAATAATAATAACAATTATATAATATTTTATCATGGAAGAAAATTTAGAACAAGAAACAATTGAAACGCAAGATCCAATTGTTGAAAATAATCCTGCTTCAATAGACGAAGACGGGACTATAAGATTAGATTTTAGTAAATCAAATAACACATCACAAGATGCCGTTCAAGAGCAAGAAGCAGATGCAGTGGATGTTCATCAACCAGCCGCAAATAGCGAAACGTTGGATGAAAGAATACCACAACAACCAGAGTCCTTTCAAACTCAAGAATCCTTTCTTGAAGAAATAACAGACGAAGAAGTAACTGAATTAGCGGTTAACCTTAAAGAAGATGTTCAAGAAGCAATAAGAGATAATAAAGTTCTTGGAGTTGAATTACCAGAAAATATTCAAAAAGTTGTAGACTTTATGAATGAAACCGGTGGAGACTTAGAAGATTATGTTAAGCTTAACACTGATT